GTTCAGGTAGACACCAGGGGTGTCGACGTACATGAACACCTCGACGCCTGAGGGATGCATACGGATATAGACGCCTCGATCATAATCGATGAAGCGTCCACCCGGATACTTGGCTTTTTCCATGGTTCGTTCCTGTGCGTGTTGCATTAGCCCACCCGATACATCGTATAGGTATTCGCAGCCGTGCGCCGAATGCGGAACACCGCCTCCGAGGCGCCAACCTGGGTTGCCTCGTTCGCGTCCACAAGCATCCGGCCCACCAGCGTCCAGCCGGTGTTGGTCGTCATGGTGATATCGAAGGTCGCCGACGTGGCTACGTTGATGACGGTCAGATCAAATGAGAAGTCGTTCACCAGGAGGTCGCCGTAGGTCGCGAGCAGCGACGTTTCCAGGGACGAGCCGAGGGGCAGCGTGTACGCCGCCGCGGCCGTAGGAGTGCCGACAAGGATGCCGCCACGAATTTGAGCGGCCGTAAGGGTCGCCGTGTCCGTCGCCGTCTGCGGGGCCGCCTGGACGTTCCCGCCTAGGTTCGCCATCGCGCGGGCCTTGCGCACCGCCGCGGTGATGACACCGCTTGCTGTATCGAGCGCCTCGTTGAACTCAGAGAGATGCTTGGTCTTGTCTAGAGCGCCATAGAGAGACATTTACTTTCCCTTTCGTGTTGGCCGGAACCCGTGCTTATAAGCTTGGGCGAAGCGTTCAAACCTTGCGCGCTTGGCGCTCGACTTGAACTTTCTTACTTCGCCCGAACTCATTCGAAGGCCCGTCTTACCAACCTTCATTAGGCCGTGGTGTCCTTAATGACGTTCACGCCGTCGTTCGTCGAAACAGTGGACGGCAGGGCGTGACCAAGCTCAGCATACTCGATGAAGACGCGGCCAGTAGACGCGGCGCCCACCGCATTGGTGACCTCAAGGACAACTTCCTCGCCGGGCCGCACATGCAGCGGACCAGACGGGCCGACGTTGACCAGCGAAGTTTGGACAGTGGCGCCACCAAGGGCATCGTCGCCCGCGGCCTGCGCGACCGGGATCACAACGTCCCGATACACGATCTTGCCTGCGGCCACGGTCTGCGCATCAGCGCGCCGTAGCTGGTCCTTCTCGACGCGGTTCGTGTCCGCACCCGCGATAGGGCGGTGGTCTAGCGCGAGCGCAAATCCACCGGCATCGGGGTCCATCGCCGTGACTGTCAGAATACCGAAGCGATACACGTCGATGGGTACGGACGGCGCGAAGCCGAATACGTCACCTGTGGCATTGAAGTCGACCGGGCCAAAGGCAGCCGGGCTATCCTCAGAAGTGCCGGTGGGCGCGAGGCTCCACACGATGCGCTTCTGTAGAAGGTCCATTCCAGCGGAACCAGACATAGATGTATCTCCCTATTAGGTAGAGCCAAGGTGAATTGCGCGGGCCAGGGACGCCTTTTCCCAAACGAGGAAGGCTTCCAAGGTGCCAACCCAACCGATTTCCTTGAACGTGCCAAGTTCCTCCGGCTCGCCCATACGGATTTCCGGGTCGCGGACGGAGAGCAACCGGCCGGCGTCGTCGCCGAAGAAGACGGCCTCACCAGTCGTGGTGGACGTACCGGCGCTGTTGTCCAGCGCGTCGAAGTGGTTCGTCTCGACCAGCATAAAGCCCTCGATATCCTTGAGCCGCCCACTAATCAGGGGTTCGCTCGTGGTCGGAGCCAGCCAATCCTTGTACTCGGGATCGTTCTTCAAGCCGCGCGCGGCGAGCGTGGAGAGGATACCCAGGTACTTCCCGTTCTTCATCTTGGGGATTTTCAGGTCGCCATGCATCCGGTCCCAAATGCGCCGAAGGTCTTGCACCTGTAGGTTCCGGTCGGACAGGGCACCCATGATGCCGTTTGTGGAGAAGGTTCCACCGGCCGCCGTGGGGACGTACTTAACGGGCGTCAGCTTGATGGCGTCCGCGCACATTTTGTCCATGGTGAGTGTGATCTGGTCGCGCAGAACCTTCTGGAACTGCGGGTTCAGGTCATAGTAGGTCAAGTCCATCTCGAACTCGGTCAGCGGGATTTTGAAGCCCCACTGGCTGACGGCGACTTGCTTCGTCTCGATGGCCGGGCGGCCCGAAGGAAGCCGATCCGTCTCAGCGACACGGTTCGCCAAGGGCAGGGCTAGGATGCGCGTAATGGTGACGCTTTCACCCTTGCGCTTCCCATAGCCGCTCTCGGCGGAGAAATACTTCATGAATTGGGCATCAGCAATGGCTTGCTGACGAATATTGCTAGATAGAGCGTGGTTTTTGTAGGTCCCGCTCGGGGCATCGAACGTCCAAGACATTGTTGGTTACCCTCAAGGTGAAATAGGACATCGTTCCTAATCGTGCAAGCCTGAAAATAAGCACCCCCAAGCAATACTGCAAGGGGGTGCCGGGGTGCCGGTTACAAAACGCCGATCTTCTTCTGGTGGGCGATAATCTCCTGGGTGAACCCTGACTGCGGCGCCCGTTGCCTGCCGGGCTCCCTAGGTTGCATGGAGGAACCGGGCTCGCCGCTGATGACTACGGCGCGGCCGTCATCGTCGTCGTCTTCCTCGGCCGGGGCTGCGCCGCCGAAGGTTTCCTTGTATTCCTTGGCCACATCCTCGATGAACTTGTTGCGGTTCCCGAAGACGTACCGATCCCGGTCGATGCCCCGGCGCAGAGCGCGCTGTAGCACCTGGGTCGCGGCAAAGTCGAGCCGCTCGTCCTTACCCGCCAACTCGGGGTGGGCAATGACAATGTCTTCGAAGACGGCCTTGATCCGGTTCTCGCCTTCCTGCTGCTGCGCGTTCAAACGTTGGTTGTACTCTGCCTCTTCGCGAATATTCGTCCGCACGCGCTCGGCAAGTTGCTCGGCATACTCCTTCGGGTTCACCGTAGGGTCGGGCAGGCCCTCATAAGAGACGGGCTTGGGCGCCGTGATTTCCACAGGGGCGCGCGGCGCCGCCTGCATAAGGAGCGCGTTCTGGTCCTTGAGGCTGTCAACGGTGCTGCCAAGTTCGGCCAGCCGCTTCATAAGATCGGCGACGGTCGGCTCCGGGGCCGGGTCAGGGTTGCCCAGGTCGCCGGGGTTGTTCATGTCCGCCGCGATCTGCTCGCGAAGGACGTTGCGTTCGGCCTCAGGGGTGAGGGCCTTCTTTGCTTTGGCTCGTGCCATTGGTTACTCCTTGGGTTGTAGTTCGGGCGCCGGCATCCGCTCGGCCGCGGTAGTGCCCGCATTTATGTCCTGCTGGACGGTGTTCAAGAACCTACGCAGGGCCTTGACTTCCATCCACGCCGCGAGGGCCGCCTCGGGAGTGAGGTCGCCCTTATCAGACAGTAGGAAGACGCGCATTTCGATGATGTGGATTTTGCGGTTGACGTAGTCCTGTACGTAGGGCTGCATTCCATACAGGCGCGTCGCCTGCGTCACCTTCTCTGCTTCGCGCATTACTCCTGGTGCTATTGTCATTAGTATCCTATCCCTGCTGCTTGTGCCATTCCGTTCATCGCCTTTCTCGTTCCGCCCTCGGCCGAAGGCCCGGCCCCTGTCATAGGCGGCATCTGTTCGGTGATCCCGCGGATCATCTTCTCGCGTTGGGTGGTCTGCACCGTGGTGATATCGAGGTCGCTAAGCTCAAAGAGCTTCTTCGCGAACTTCGCCATATCCACCTCTTGTAGGAACGCCTGCATGAGCATGTCGTTCTGCGCGACGATCCCAAGAAGCTGCACGAAGGATTGCAAGGTCTGGCTCTTGCGGATCATGGCGCTGATGCCGCGCGCCTGGAAGCTGATTGGGCGCTTGATAAGTTCCTTGCGCTGCCCATACAGCGCCGTGTACATCTCCGGCCCGGCAGCTAGGGCGAGGCTCTTGTCGTCCTGATGCATGTGTTGGAGGCCGGTCTTCCACGTCAGGTCGAGCGCAGGGTCGAGCCACCGCGTCTCTACGGTATGGGCCACACCTCTAATGAGCGCGCTTGAGCTTTGCTGTGTTTCTCGTATCTCCGTGGCGCTGGTGCGGCCCTTAGGCGCGAACTGCCCGAGGCCGATCTCGTTCATGTCGGCCGCCTCGGAGAGTTCTTGTTTTAGCAGTTGCCACATCTTGAGGCTGTCCGGCGAGAGCGCCCCTAGCTCCACCTCGGACCAGAACATCTTCGGGTCGACGCCTTCCTCAAGGAAGAACGTCTTGCCGCCCGTGATGCCCTCGGCGATCTGTTCGGGGTTGGTAAGGAAAGTCGGGACGACGGCGTGCGCCTTAAGCGCGCTCGCGCGGACGGCGTCAAGGATCAGATTGGTCAATTCGATAAAGGTGTGCGCGATATCGCCGAAGTCTTCCATGTACGAGCGGCCGTACACTGAGAGCGGCGTGGTGACGAGC